CGATGCCTCGGAGTAGGCGTCGGCCATGCCGTAGATGGTCTTCTCGAGCTCCTTTATCTCATCGACACCGGGCCTCACTGCCATGGGGAGGCTTCCGAAGACATTGAGGAGTTCGTCAAGAGCCTCCTTGTTCACGGTGCCATTGTCGAAGTCGAACGCCTGTTGGATTGCGTCACGGACGTCAAGCACCTGCTGTTGTATGTCGGCGAACGCGTTCACGTCTATCGTGTCCAGTTTCCCGAACGTGTTCACGAGCTCCTTGAACGCCTTCAGCTCGTCTCCGCCATCAGACAGGTCAAGGGCAAGGGACAGCTTCATGGACTCGAGCTTCGCCGCCTGTGCTGCAAGCTCGGTGGCCTCTTGGTGTGCGGACGCAAGAGACTCGGTGAGCTTCCTCAGTTCGGCATTGGACTTCGCGAGGTTCATCTCGGCGTTGATCACGCCACCCGGCTCTATGCCCTGAAGCTCTCGCTCCCTCTCTATGATGTCTGTGAGCTGTTCCTTTACCCTTACCAGCTCGTCTTCGTCGCCCAACTCGAACCCGGTCGTGACCTTGCTATTCGCGACTTGGTCACATGCCTCCTTGAGCTGAGCCAGCTTCATGGCCGTATTTTGTGCTTGATTTGAGAGAAACCCGACTTGGAGCGCATAGGCGGTGATGTTGTCGGGGTCGAGCCTGGTCGCTTGGTTGAGCTTGCGAATCTCTTGGCCCGTCTGGGATGCCGCTTGGTTAGCGGCCCGCAATGCCTGTTGGAGCTTCGTGGAGTCGCCGCCGATACGAATTGTAAGACCGCGATAGGACTCTGCCATATGTAACTCCTAAGCTCCGAATGCCGCCTTTATCTGCGTGAAGGTCGCCTCCTCAGGTTCGTCGTCATATGCGTCGGCCCTCGCCTGCAGCATGAGGACGAGCCGTCCCCATGACATGCGTCGTATCTCGCGCATCGGTATACCGATCTCGAGCGCCGAGTCGACGATTGACGTATAGGGCAACCTGTCCCTACGCTTTGAACTTGCTGGTTTTTTCGGAGGCAGCGGCTCCGGATCGAAACAACCCCCGTTGGAGTTCTTGGCCTATTTGCATGGAGACTTCGCCCCAGTCGGCCTCGCATTTGAGAAGGGACTTGGTCCATTCCTCGTATGACGGCACCGGCTCGCACTCCTTGCCATCCTCGACGGCTATCTCCTCTGCCGTCTTGAGCATGGCCCAGAGCGCCCTCATCTGGGCTGGACGGTTCTCGCGCGTGTAATCAATCGTGGTTATAAGCTCGCCCTCGGGGGTTATCTCTATGTCCTTGGACGAGACGCGGTACTTCCACATGACGTCGCCGATTATGTCCCCGGTGACGTTGCTGTTCTTGTCGTTACAGAACTCGTGTTCATAGATGACCTGAGTCCAAGCAGTGCAGCGAAACTCTTTGTCGCCGTCACCATAGTTGATGGTAGCCAAGTGTCCCTCCTATCAGTACGCGCAAGGAGACGCGCTCCCCCGTGGGGAAGTGCGCCTTGGTTGCGGGTGCTGTCCTTACGTGGGGATGGTTCCCGGCATCGGGACGGCGGTGAAGAAGTCGTCGAAGTCGCTGTCGGTGTCAAGCGAGGTGTAGTACAGGTAGGGTTCCTCGTTGCCGGAGACCACGAAGTTGCGACCCGCGAACGTGCCCTCGATGGACATGGTCTGCGGTTCGGTGGAGTCTGTGGTGGTGCTGTAGGTGCTGGACGGGCGACCGAGCGTGCCGCCGTAGACGCACACGCGCATCGCGGCCTCGTCGCCCTCGACTTGGAAGGCGAGAGCGAAGCGCTTGCGCTTGGCGTTGACGGGCAGGATCAGGCCTGCGCCCTCCGCCTTGCGGACATAGCCGAGGAGGTCGATCTTGGCCTCGTCGCCGAGGTCTGCGATCTCCACGGTGACGTTGTCCGAGGCAGCGCCGAGCTGGGTGAAGTAGACGCTGTTGTCTGCGTAGAAGTCGTTCTTGGACTCCTGCGGCTCGAGCTGGATGCTGACGGCACCGGGGATGCGCTTCCAAGCGCCGAAGCCTTCAGCGGTCTCGAGAGCGTAGCGTGCCTGAGACACGCCGAAGCGAACCTTGTTAGCCATTGCTGGCCTCTCTTTCTCTTAGCTTGCCGAGATTCAGGGACAGCCTGTAGTCGTGGTAGAGGCACCTCTCCGTCTCGAGGTAGTCGCTGAGGTAGAGCGACCACGTGCCGAGCTGCGAGAGTGCCTCCTCGAACCGCGCTATCAGGTCTTTGTCCATCTCCTTGAAGAGCAGCTCCACCCGGTATCGGGGGAGTCGCGAATAGTTCTCGTCGTCCGCGAATACCTCGCCGCCCCTGCGGGGCGAGTACGCGAACCACGGGAGTGCCGGGGCGTGTCCCTGGTCATAGGCGATGTACGTGCCGGGACACACTCTGGTTAGCGTCGTGTAGACGAACTCGTCACAGGTCATCGAGGGCCTCCCCTATCGCGTCACTCACGTATCCAACGGCTGCGTCGAAGGCCACGTCCGCTGCGGGGTCTATGTGCGGTATCGCCCTGACCCTGCCTCCGCCGACCTTCGCGTGGCCGTTCTCGAGGAGGTGTGGCAGACCCGGCATGGACGGGACGCCGACCTCGCCGGATGGCCTCGGGCCCGTCTTGACGAGCATGTGAGAACGAACCGACTTGGAGTAAGCGCCTATCTGGTAGGTCTTGCCGTGCTTGCGGTAGGTGCGGTCCTTCTTGAAGTTCGCGCGTATCTGCTTGCGCCACTCGACCGCGCTGCGCCTCACGCCCGCCTGTATCGCGCCGGGGAGCCTGTCGTCAACGTTGTGGCCGACCTTGTTGAGAATCGACTCGAGCGTGACGGCAAACCTGTCGGCGTCCATGGACGGGACGGACATCACGTGGCCTTGTCGTTGCCAAGCAGCTCGTGGATGATGACGCGGTAGTTCTCGCCCTCGGTCGTGGCGGCGATGACCTGCATCTCGTCGCCGTGGTAGATGACCTGCGTCTCGCCGTTGTAGTCTGCGGCCCTTATGAGCAGCGAGTGCATCTTATGCATGCCGGAGTCGGGCACGCCGTCGTTTCCCGTGATGCGGACCTCGGACGAGCGGAGCTGTGCCATGGTGAGGTTGCCGAGCATCGAGGGTGCGCAGTAGACCCTGCGCTTGACCTGCTCGCCCTCGTGCCATGCTCCCATTGAGTCCTGATACCTGCCGGGGTGGCTTATGAGCGTGACCTCGTCGTTCCAACGGGACGCCATCAGCAGCCCCCGTCGTACAGGGTGTCGTAGATGGTCTCGTCAGCCGATGACAGCTTCAGCGCGGTCACGGTGTTGTTGAACCACGACCAGAACGTGGGCCCCATCGCCGTGTCGAATCCGTAGTTGGCCTTGCAGTACATGATGACCGCGCTCTTGACGAGCGGGTCGAGCTCCTCCATCTCGAGAAGCTCGTCACGCACGCCGACCCTTCGCATCTCGGCCAGAGCGGCCTCGATGTAGACCTCGAGCTCGTCATCCGTGAGGTCGGTCATGACGCGGACCGACGACCTCACGTCGTCGATCAACGCCATGTCTACTCACCCCCGAGCAGACCTACGAGCTTGGCCTTGCTTGCGTTCTTCGCATACGCTATGCCGCGTTCGTCGCAGAGGGCCTGAAGCTCGGCCTTGGTGAGGGATGAGTGGTCCTTGGTAGAAGTCTCAACCTCTACTTGAGGTTCATAGGTGACGGCGACGTGCTGTGGAAGCCTTGACTCAAGGTCTGCGGCCCTGTCATCACTTGCTTCGAACACGTCACCGGGCATTCTCTTGCGTCGCGCCTTGAGATCCCAGAACACGCGCAGCACGGTCACCGTTGCCATGCCTTAGTCCTCTGGTACGGCGAACGTGACTGCTCCGTTGTCAACGTCGAGGCACTCTGCGAGGTACGCGAGCGCCTCCTTGGTTGTCGTGAGGTTGGGGATGTCAGCCTCATCACCGGCAAGTTTGGTGATGAGCGCGACGATGATGTCCTTCTTCGTCATGGCTTAGCCCTCGCTGGCCTTCTTGAGGACGACCCAGCCGTACGGGTTGTGCACGCGACCGTCGCACGCCATGAGAACCTTGGTCTTGTTGGTGTTGGTATCGTGGTCTGCCCAAGACACCGTGGTGAGTGGCATACCCGGCTGGATGTTGAGGGTGTAGTTCTTGAGGTTGCCGAATACGGCAAGGATGTCGCCGACGTTTGCGCCCTCGAAGTCGGGGAGCACAGTGTCGTCGACGGTGTTGACGACGTTGCCGCGCAGACGCATCGGGGTGTCCTCATCAAGCGGGTTGAACTTGCTGATGGGACGGTTGTTGTCGTCCCTGAGCGAGTCGATGTGGAGTCCCCAGAGCGCGTCGGACATGATCCACTCGCCGCTCTTTCGGTACATGCGGTTGAAGTTGGGGTTGAAGAGCAGCTTGGCCCAGAAGCCCCAGTCGTCGATGTCGCTCTCGGTGACCTCGATCACGAGGGCCTTGCCGACCGTGGTCGGGGTGCCGGTGGTCGTCTTGCCGAGCCCGTCGGTGCCGAGCAGGCGCACGTCGGTCAGGATGCCGCGCGGCTGCGTGCTGCCGTTGCCACGGAGGATTGCCGCGTCCATCGCATTCGCGTAGCCCTCGGAGAGAGCGGGTGCGAGCAGCTCCTTGTAGTTGTCGCGCATGAGCGCCTCGGCGAGCATGGTGCGTGCGAAGCGGGCCTCGAGCTGATGCCAAGTCCAGTTGAACACCTCGGGGTCATTGTCGCTCTGATAGGGAGACGTCTCCTTGTCACCGATCCACGAGAAGTTGATGATGAGGTCTGCCTCGGACACGCTGTACTGGCCCTGGACGGAGAGCTGGTTGACGCGCTGATACAGGCCGCTCTGCTCGCGCACCTCGCGAATGATCTCGTCACTGAGCGTCGCGGGTACTGCGACGAGGGAGGTGAACTGGTTGGAGAACGTCGGGTCCGTCATGTTGGTGAACGAGGCGTTCATGCTGACGGGAGTGTTCGCACGCTCCTGGATTGCCTTGGCGATCATGTTTCCGGGCATCGGCGAGCGATGCAGGATGTGCTCCGCGAGTGCGGTGCGGTACTCGATGGTGTCGGTGAAGCTGTCTCCAGCCTCGCGGCTACGCGCCTTGAACTCGCCCTTCGGGGCCTCGGGCCTCGGCACGGAGCGGACCTCGTCGGCCTCGGTGGAGGCGATGACGTTGCCGGCACCTGCAGTGACGGCCTCGACCTTGGCGTTGAACAGCTTGTTTGCACGGGAGCGACGCTGTGCGTCGGCCTCGATGAGGTCAGCCTCGGCGAACAGCATCTCGTCGGTGACGCCCTCGGGAAGGGTGTCAGCGTTCATCAGGTCCATGATGACCTGCTTGCGGGCCATGAACGCGTCATGGTCAAGGCTGCGATACTTCGCAGCGTCGAAGGTCTCAAACATGAGAACCCTCCTTCTTGTCGGATTTGATCTTTCGGTTGGCTGGGCTCTCCGCCCATGCCGACTCGCACGCAACGCCAACTCCTGTCGTTGATGCCGCGCCCCGATCACTCCGTCGGAGGGGACCATGCGATGTCGCAAACAACCCTTTCGGGTGAAATGCCTTTTAGATAAGGGACAGCGCCTTGGCGCGTCTCATGCGGCGCATCTTCGCCTGCTCTGCTGCCTCCTCGGCAGCCTCCTCTGCGATGCGCTGCTCCTCTGCAACGCGCTGCTCCTCTGCGATGCGCTCGCGCTCGGCCTTGAGTTTTCTGTCACGCGCTTCGATCACCGCGTCAACATACGAGCGTGCGGATATCTCCGTGGTGGGATTTGCTCCCCAATTCACGCATGACACGTCGTAGACCTTGGATATCCTCGTGATCGTCGAGTGTATGTTGCCTTCGTCATCCTCTTCCCACTCGAACCCGTCATCATCAATCGTGAATCCGAATGACATCTCGACAATCAGACCGTTCTTGATTGACTCGAACGTGTCACGACCCTCGCGACACCCACCAAGATTGGCCTCGCACCAACCGCCCTCCGGGTCAATGCCAACCCTGAGGGAGTTGTTGCGCTGTCTGGCGAGCGGGGCACCCGCGTGATTGAGCTGAAAGATCACGTCTGTCATGTCAGCCTCGTCGAGCGCGGTTGGCGCTATCTGCTCGAAGAACCCCGGCATCAGCTCGTATTCGGTGGAGAAACGCGTGAACATCCCACGGACCGTGTAATTGGGTTCGCCGGACTCCTCCTCGGCCTCTCGTACGACGGGTGCGAAGTTGGAGGCTTCAAAGCTCCTATAAAGCCTCTCGTTTGGCTTGTATGGCATCACTGCCTCCTTCTATAACAAAAAAGCCCCTCTCGGGGCTACTCCTTCATCTGGTGCTCGCCGCACCAATCGGCCCAATCGACGACAGGCCACAGCACGACCATGCCATCTCCGTCCCATTGGCACTGCGGATGGTAGCGATGGCAGTTGCCCTCGTCCAACGCATGCTCGTCGATTCTGTCGAAGAACCTGCACGTCATGCATAGGTGCTCAGACATGGCACCACCTCGTGTCGCTGTTCCTCTCGACGAACCTGCGCCACTCGTCCTCGTCTATGACGATGACCCTCTCGACCCGGCGCATGGCGGTGTTGATGAGCCTCTCCTTGGGGATGCTCACGGGGATGCCGTTCTCATAGCTCCATATGGCACAAGCCCTGAGCGTCTCGTCCGCGATGAGCGTGGCGTGCCTCGCGGCGACGTCAGCTATCTGCTGTACCGTCATCCTCGTCCTCCCAAGTCGAATCCCAGTCTGGCTCGTCCGTCGTGGACTCGTGGTCGCTCTTTCCTCCGGACTCCATGACGATCTCGCCGTCAGGGTTCATGCCGTAGTACTCGCCACGTATGAGCCTCATGTGCCCGCCGGGTATGTGCGGCTGCTGGAAGATGTCCCTGACCTCGTTTATGCTGAGCATGCCCATGCCGCCAAGCTCCTTCGCGACCTTGAGCTTCGAGTCGGTGCTCGCGTACTCCAAGTAGGAGGAGCTGAACATGACGTAGTTGCCCTTGCGGACTTGTGTCGCTGAAAGACACATTCGAGTGATAGCGTTGCCAAGTAGCATAGCCTTAGGCTCTATACAGCTTTCGTAAAAGCTTGTTCCCTCCTGCTCGTTGAAAGATCCGTTGAGTATCTTCTCGTTTATGGTGAAGTACTCGTCGAGGGCCTTGTCTATGCGGGTCATCTCCTCGGTGGAGATGGTGTAGTGGTCGGTCTTTATCTGCTTGACCTCGTCCCAGCTCGTGTCGTAGACGAGCAGCCCGCTCTGGTTCCTCGGCCCGAGGTTCTGGTCGGAGAACTTCTTTCTCTTGGCCTCCATGTCCCTCTCGTGCATAAGGCCGGACAGCTTGCCGATGAACTTGATGTCGGCCCCGGTCTTGAGCGCTATCTCCTCGGCCTGACGCTGTGCGTCCATGAGCCTGAGGGTCGGGGTGAGGGGCATGTTGCCGCCACCGAATATGTCGGAGTTGAGCTGGAATCTGGTGAGTATGGCGACGTCATAGAACGGGTACGCCAACACCTCCCCGGTGACGAGGTGAAACCTCACGTAAGGCTCGCCTTGGTACTCGACGACCTCGACATAGCTTGGCTTCATGGAGTACAGGGCGACGACGTTCCGGTTCTCGTCATAGCCGGGAACTATGTATGCAGTCGTGTCTATGAGATAGCGGCCTATCACCACTCGGATGAAGTCAGGCCATGACTGCATGTCGTTCGGCCATGACGCGACGAGCCTCTGCATCCTCGGCAGCGATCCACCGGAGCCGTCAGGAGTGACGAACTCGGGCTTCAGCTTCGAGCACCACGTAGATATGCACTCGACGCGTGCGCGTATCTGCGCCTGCTCGTACATGTTCCCGTCCCACGAGGCGAATGCCGGCGAGGGTTCCGTGAACGTGCTGTAGGAGCGCGTGTGCACCGTTGGTGAGAGGACGTCGCGAACCGGGGCCAGTATCTTTTCAACCAGTCCCATATGGTTCCTTCCGAACAAAAAAGAAGCGCCTCGTATAGAGACACTTCTCCCATGGGACACAGTATAGAAAAATATGATAGCTATGTCAACGGTTTTTATGATAACAGAATGTCGGGACACGAATGCTGCATATGTAAAATAGCTTGCATATCTTTGCTTGACTTTATATCCACGACGTGTATCATAGAAGGTGGCAATGGTGCCTGACAGAAAGGATTGATATGCAAGAGACTTGCAGAAGGCCGAAGCCGGGTCGCTCGCTCGCCGAGGTGCGTCCGGACATCGCGGTTGACTTCGCGTCCGACTTGAACGGGATGTCGCCCTATGACGTAGGAGTGGGGTCGTCGCTTCCCGTGTGGTGGAGGTGCCACAAGTGCGGCAAAGAATGGAGGCGGCCCGTGTTTAAGCGGGTGTCGGACG